GCGCCATCCTCTCGTGTGGCTAGCCCTGTGAAAGGGTGCATACAGAATGTTTTACTTTGATTGCTCAATTGCCCATTTCCTTTCTTTACACCAAAAACATTTACCACAGACAGGAACATATTGTCCTGGTTCGTATGTTTTGTAATCAGTACCTTCAAACTCACCTTCACAACTGCGAGTGATGCCAAGTAGATCCACAATGTCTAATCGTAGGTATTGGCCTATGACCCAGTTTTTTTCTACAAATCTAAACGGATGGATTGCCCAACGGTCCATATGTTTCATCAGTGTTAGATGTTGATTATCTTCTGTTGGATCAATGTCACGTTCCCGCATACCTCCAAGGTCTAGATCTCTAGGATTGCGAGTTACTGCATTATAATATGCATCTATATTGTATTTGTTACAGATAAATTCTGCATAGGCACGTTGTTGAATGTTGTCACCGCTGACTCGTTTTCCGTATTCATCAGTTAACGTTGGTCCTATATTGCCATACTCTAATTCAGGTGCTATAAAATTTGTATGACGATTAAATTTAGTGTTATGAAAGTGTTGGAATAACCATTGATATACCTGTTCAGCATCATATTGTTGCCAAGGTTTAGTTTTCCAACAGCGTATATGATTGATAATATGAATTGTCGTGTCATTGTTACGGGCAATGTCACATAGTAGATATGCTAATAATGCACTATCAGCACCACCACTAAGACTGATAGCAATGTTCTTCCACGTAAAATCAAACGGTATTTCTACTCCGTCTATGTTTATCGTATCAAGTTGCATTTTCTAAATACCTTATCAACGGGCTCAGACCAACTGGTCTATTATCTTGTAATGCTAGATAAATCGAGTTAGTCGGTGTTAGATTAAAATCGCTGCATACCTTATAATATCGTTTTCCGTGAGCATTCCATAGATAATCGGATTCTAAATTACGTATAAAATGTAGACCGATCATTGCCAGGGCACGATTATTCATATTAAAATCATTCATAATACTAATGCTGTCTGCTCGGGTATCTTTGGTCCAACGTAGACCTATTCTGTTCCATCCTAGACCAAGACCTTTACTAAGGCTGATACCAACGGATCTAATAACTTCATCACTAAAGTCAAAACTAATATCACGACAGCAACTGATCCAAGCGCCATCAACGTGTACCGCAATGTTTTTAATTTTGCATTCATATAATATTTCCTCCATATCCGGATGTGGAGCACCAATGCTGGGAAATGGCATTGCTACGATTAAAGGAATATCAGGAATCAGCGAGCCCACATCTTTAACATACGCTAATCCTAGTCGTTGGTGATATCTATAGTCATTGCGAAGAACCTGTACAGGTCCTTGCATATAGATATTGTCTATAAATTGTGTGCAGCCAATAATTATATCCGTACGATTAAAGGTATCAAGACCCTTAAGAGTGTTTAATTTGGATTTAAGTAACCATTCTTTGCACTCTGTTTTAAAATTTGTGTAGACTTGATCACTAATATCTTTTTCTAATTTACCACTTAATACTTCTTGAATTAAACCTTCAATCCTCTGATCCGATAGAGGTTGTGGTCGTTCAATTTCCAACCATTTATTATCGTAAGTTGCTGCTGTTTTTATTCTGTCCACAAGATATTTAACCGAGTAATAGTAGCACATAAATATTTTATGCTGACAAAATTGAATATTAAATTAGATATTGATCCAATTATAGAACAGGTATTGTCTTTAGATTTTGAAAAGAGCCTAACCTTAAACTATACAACTGGTAAACTCCTTAACGGACCTTATACGACAAAACCAGAGTATGTGGGAACTCCAATAGGAAATGCCCTGTCAGTGATAGGGAATGTAGGCGAAGCAAGATTGCTTAAATTAAATTCTGCAGAGTCTTACACAGCACACGCTGATCCAGATGATCGTATTCATTTAGCAATAACAACTAATCCAAATTCTTATCTCATTGATCTTGACGACAATAAACTATATCATTTGCCTGTAGACGGTGAAGTCTGGCATATGGATACCAGTAAGATGCACGTGGCCGCAAACTTTGGTGCAAGGCCTCGTATTCATTTGAACATAAGAGTAGCATTGCCCAAGTTTACAAGCCCGGGATATTTGTTAAAAATTGAAGGTGGAGACTATGATTGGAAACAAGAGTCATACACCACACTAATGTCGTTCTTTAATAAAACAATTAAATCAAAATATATCACAGGATTTGAAAAGGTAAGCGAAAAAGAAGTGTTATTAAATTGTAATCCTCCTATATTAGATGCAAAGATTAAAGAATTGCAAGACAAAGGATTTATAGTATCACTTAGACCTGTATGACTTTCTACCCTCAACCGCTGAAAATATTAGATATAGAACCCTCATCTTATTGTAATGCTAGATGTCCGCATTGTATGAGAGAAAGCCAAAACGGTGACTATAGTTTTTTCAATCAAGTCCATCTTAAAGAAAGTTTCTTTGATATATTCTTTCCTAAAGAAGTTGCAGCCACGTTAGAAATTGCATCCTTCAGCGGAAACATTGGCGAACCCGCAATGAACAAAGACCTGTTAAACATTCTTAAATGGTTTCGAAAACAAAATCCTAATATATTTTTAGAAGTTTATACCAATGGTAGTGTTCAACAACCGCAATGGTGGCAAGAATTAGGAAATATCATAGGCACCAACGGTAATGTAATATTTGCCATAGACGGATTAAAAGACACAAATCATATCTATAGAGTTAATGTTAAATGGAATAAGCTGATGCAGAATGCACGAGCATACATCAGCACAGGAGCAACCAGTACTTGGCAGTTTATTCCATTTAAACATAATCAACATCAGGCTGAACTAGCTGAGCAGATGAGCAAGGATATGGGATTCAGTCAGTTTAAAATTAAAATTTCTCATAGAGATCTATTAAACCAACCTCAAAACACAAACAATGCTGTTGAGCCCAGTGACGATCCTAGGTTTGCACATCAGGGACAACGATTAGATTTTGTCAGAATGGATAAGACTGAAGAATATCTTAATTCTGTTAACATCAAATGTTATGCTATCGAAGAAAGAAACTTGTATATTTCAGCAGATGGATTGGTCTTTCCCTGTTGTCATACCGCTAGTATATTTTTACTCAGCGATGACCTTCTTCCAGAAAAGTATAATTGGATCAAATCAGTTAAAAATGATTTTAACAAGAACGAAATAAGTCTATATCGAAATAAACTTGAAGATATTTTATCTTCTAAGACATTTAATAGGATCAAAGAGTCCTGGGCTTTGACAATGTCACAGGGTAGAAATCCCCTATGTGCTGCAATCTGTGGCAAGTGTTCAGAAAACAATAGCCTTATCGAAGGCCTATTAGGACTCTAGTTTAGTTTTACTGATAAATTGATCCTGTGGAGTGGAGAATAACTCCGGTTGGACTCCGCAGGTTCTTACACAGGTAATCAATTTATTTTCATTCCAGTAGTAGTCCCAAACAGATTGATATTCTTTAGAATCAATAATATCTTTTAAAGATTTTTTATCTGCGTCTAGGTTATCAATTCCGCCTAGACTTTCCACAAGCTGTTGGTATTGATGAAACATATCGTTTCTTACTGCGGTTAATTCTGATAACTCGTCTGGTGGTTGGTAGGGAATCATAGATAACCAACAACAAGGGAATACGTGCCCCTGGGCATTAATGTATACCTCTTTCATTTTGAGTGCATAACATTTAATTTCAGTTTTCTTTACTATGTCTTTATAGTTGTCAATTACTCGTTTATCAATAAATTTTATTTCTGTATATTGACTAGGTTCTAAATGATATATTGTTTCTTTGTTTTTATTGTAAACAGGAAATTTTGCATCTAATAAAAACCTAGAACTATCTTTCATAGTAAATTCTTTGAAGCCTAGAGAATGAGCTCTGTGTTTAGCTTCTTCAACCTGATGTTCGTTGTGTTTAAATCTAATAAATGCCCACTCAGCAATGCCTCCGGCAAGTATAAATGCTCGAGCGTTTTCTATAATCTTTTCATAGTCTGTGCCAACTCGATAAATTGCCTGAGTGTCTTCTAGTCCATCTATGGCAAATATTACCTTATGGTTCTTGGGCAATACCATTGCTAACTTTGCCCACCAAGATTTGCTTCGGAGGCTACCGTTTGTGTGAATCCTTAATTCAATATTTGGACTAGTTGAGCTGGTATACTCAATCATTTCTAACAATTGAGAATTTAACAACGGATCTCCGTAGTTGCCACAAAAATATATAGAAGAAATTTGATCAAGAACTTCTTTATTGATAATATTTTTATATCTATCCAAGGTCCAAGATTCAATTTTGATCAAGGGATTCTCAACACCGCCGTGAATATTTCTAGTACACATAGGACAGCTTGCTTGGCAATTGTTTGATATTTCTAAATGAAGCTGCTTTAGCTCATTAAATTTAAACATTATTTTTTACCTATCACCATAAATCTTTTATACAACGGTAGCTCTAATTCTCTGGCCCACAATACATTAATTCCGCATTGTTGTTTGAAGTTTTCTAGATCTTTGGCAATTCGAATGTGTTCTGGAATGTCATAATTATTACTTTGAAGAACTAATAAACTATCCTGAGGATGACCACTTAACCATAGGTCGTATTGATCTTGTGTAATATGTTCGCAGCTGGTGTTTATGATAATGTCGGCGTCACTGCGTATGGCGCACATATCTGCTGTGACTGCTCTGAAACGCCCTTCTATCTCTTCTTTTTTATTCATCATAGTAGCAATAGATTCACAACTAGGATCTATATCAATGCTACGAATATTTTTAATAGGAATAGCACTTTGAAACAGCATACTTGATAGTACACCAACCCATCCACCGTGAATATCCACAGAAAGAGGAAAGTCTAATTCTTTATTACGCTCAGGATAGATGTAATAGACTAGATTTTCTATTAACCATTCTTTGCTTTTTAATTGTCCTGACCAGAACGCATCAAGAGTCCTCATAGGATTTTCGCTTTCACGAATAGCACACATCCAGTAGTGTAAATGTTCTAGATCAATTTTCATAAATTGGTATCACTTTATTAGTATTGTTTATTTTTTTCTTTGGCATATTTGTTTCTATATTACATACGCAAGAAGTTTTGGCACATATTACTGATTGTACTATTGGATTAAACTTTTTATCAAAATCTAAGTCGTATAAATTGTAATGAAAATCATTTCCGTACAAAAATTGATTACAAGTTCCGGTGATATCTCCTGCCATTGAGATATGAACCCAATTAATTCCTAAACTACATTCCCATCCATAGAAGTTGTTTAATCGTTTTAATAAAATTTCGTTTTCTTCTAATCTATATTTTTTACCTGTATTGTCTTTGGCGGTTACTATGCTTCGATAATATTTGTTATTACGCCAAAAGAACCATAGACTTACTCGCCTTGCTCTGTGTTTAGACAATAATTTTTTTTGATCAGCAGTATAGTCTATTGTTTTTCCAATAAGCTCAACATAACGAATAGTCCATTTTCTACGACTACGTTTAAGATATTCAACCATCCCAACACATTGATCCCACGCAGTAGGATCCATCATAACTGATACGCTTACAACTACTTTTTGATCATACAGATAATCACATAAATCTCTATATTGTTCTATGTCTACATATTCTCGATGACAGCTCATATGAATTCTATCAAAATATCTAGCATTATTTTTCCACCATTCAATTTTTTTCGAACCGTTGGAGGTCATTGAAATTAGACAATTAAAATTTTCTTTTAAAAACTTAACAAACTCTGGTAAGTCTTTCCAATGGGTGGGCTCCCCTCCACAGAAATGTATATCAAAAACTTTTTTATTTGTGTTCTTTAGATAATGATTTAAGAAATGAGACATATTTTTCTTTATCACTTCTATGTTAGGAAATTTATATGTGCCTGCATTTGAGTCTGGCCAGCAGTACCAACACTTGTAATTACAATAATTGCCAAGATTCAAGTCTATGTTTAAGACTTCATCTCGCCAATTGTTATCTATAGATACTAAATTCATAATTTTTGTTTTGGTATCTTACTATCTGCCGAACTAACACACGTAGGAGTTACACAAACTCTAGGTTTAGTAATAAGTTCAAAGCCATCTGTTAATGTTCCCAACGGAGCATCGTGGCAACTATAACTTCTTTTGACTTCATTACCTCTTATTATAACACTTTGATATCCTGCATTACAATTCCATCCTTGAAATTTATTAAATCCAAACGCATTAAACCGTTCTGCTTGATCAAAAAGATATTCTTTTCCGTCTGCATCATATAATGCTATCTGATAAACATCTTCACCGTTGGCACGTTGAGGGAATCCTGTTTGCATAAGGTGAATCATTTCTTCAGTATATCCGTCAACAACATGGCTAGCGGTAGGATCACTTTGAGGTTTTAGAGTTACATTAATACCTCTGTTATGTAATCTTTCACACCTCTCATATAGCTCAAAAAAATTCTCCGGTACCATTACTTGATTAACGGTAACATGAACTAGTTCATACATTAATTGTAGACATTTGTCTCCAAACTCTTGTTCTTTGGCAAATTCAGCGTGATAACTTGCCGTAATACTTCTCCGTTGAAGCATTTCGGTATTGGAGCACCAAGTTTTCCACCATTTGCTACCCGGACTTAAATTTGTAGTCATATGAACACTCTGATAAGGTGTCCCCGGACCGTCATCAATATATTTTACCAAATCTAAAAGTTGCTTATATGCGGTGGGTTCCCCACCGCTGAACGACCAATGAAACTTATCAAAACCATTTTTTCTTGCCTGTCTTTTTATTTCATCGATAGCATTTGTGTAAACCTTAAACTCTTGATAGTCTAACTTATCCGATCTAGCATAAGGCCAGCAGTAACTACATTTGTAATTGCAAAACCTTCCTAGAATCCAACTAACGGAAAATAAATTATCGGACAACATAGTTCGTTGTCCAAACCTTGTTATATTTTGAAATGGTATTTCTTGAAAATTGATATTCATAAACTGAACATATTTAAGCCACAATCAGTTGTTCTAGGCGCATTGCGAGTATATAATAAGTATGTGGTCGTGAGTGGAATATGGCAGACCTCCCGCCAAACCCATAGTTTGGAAAGGGGCCGGGACGATGGGCGTAGCCCGCAGTTCTTGTAGGTTCGAAACCTACCGACCACACCAATATAAGGAAAAATATAATATGTCAAATACCGTAGAACAATTAAAAGCTCAATTCGAAGCATTCTTAGCAGAAGATGCAAAATTTACATCAGGTAACGGTGCAGCAGGAACAAGAGCACGTAAAGCATTACAAGAAGTTGCTAAATTAGTCAAAGCACGTCGTGGAGAAATTACAGAGGAAAAGAACGCTCGTAAAGAAGCTAAAGGAAAATAACATGTTAACCGCCGATCAACTTAAAGCAATTAGCTCGGAAGAAATAGAAAGTATATCCGAAGATGTTGTTTTAGATCCCGGCGCTGTTGGTGCTGCTCAATCAATCTATGATTTATCTTATAGCGGCACTGACACTATAACAATTTCTTCTTTAGATTCGTTAACAACAGCCCCGATCACCACAATAACTTTGCCAAGTACTAGTGGTATATCATATACCAATACCTGGACTGGATCTTGTTATACTATGAACACAGGTTCAACGTGTTATGGTACGCTAAATGTTTCGCCTCCTAGGGTTAACTTTGATGGAAACGGAATACAATTAGATAAAGAAGCAGACATTAAATTAGGTGATGTAAGCCTAAAAGAGTTTTTAAAAAGAATGGAAGATAGATTATCAATCCTTGTTCCAGATCCAAAAAAACTTGAAAAGTTTGCAGCTTTGAAAAAGGCATACGAACATTATAAAACTCTAGAAAGTTTATGTTTTGATGAACCGGAAGAAGATCAAAATTGATAAAAGTATTAGATGATGTAATTCCTGAACACCTTCAGGATTACTTTGAATTAAGTATTTTAGGTCTCAGCGGAGATAAAATGATGCATCCGATAGTAGACCTAAAATGCAAATATGAACTTACCGCAAGAGAAGAATCTTTCGCTCCGCTTAGTTTTGTTCATGTTCTTAAATCATCAAACACTATTTCGACACATCTGCCAAACTTTGGATTAATTCCTCAGCTGGTATTTGCAAAAGAAAATATTCAATTTAAAGATATATTAGTTGGACGGATTTTTGTTTTAATGCCGTATAAAACTAATAAAGAATACTATGACCCTCATACAGACTTGCCCTATCCTCACTTAGTTGTGTTATACTACGTTAATGACAGCGACGGGGATACCGTATTCTTTGATAACAATAATAATGTTGTTCAACGTGTAACACCTAAGAAAGGTAGAGTTGTATTATTCGATGGTAATCATAAGCACGGTGGCGGCATTCCTAAAAACGGTCCCCGATGTGCTATCAATTTTAATCTAGCAATTTAAAGGAAAAATAAATGGATGTTAAGCTCGTCTCCTATTCACAACCAACTGCCGATTTTGCCGACAAGGGAATCGACGATGCACAAGAACTCATCGCCTATTGTGCCAGAGTCTCAAACCCAAGCAATCAGCTCAACACAGACACAAGTGAAAAACTTATCAAGTATCTCGTTAGACACGCACACTGGAGTCCTCTCGAAATGGTATCAGCTTGCATGGAGATTACGACAACACGAGATATTGCACGGCAAATCTTACGTCACAGAAGTTTTAGTTTCCAAGAGTTCAGTCAGCGTTACGCTGACCCAACAAAGGATCTCAGCTTTGTACTTAGAGAACCAAGACTCCAAGATCCCAAAAATAGACAAAATAGTATAGAACTTGTACAGGATAATCCGGAAGCTCGAAGACTAACACAAGAATGGGAGAAAGCACAGACTCGTGTTAAACTTGCTGCCTTAGAGGCCTACAACTTTGCTATTGAAAACGGCATTGCTAAAGAGCAAGCTCGTGCTGTTTTACCAGAAGGCCTAATTGAAAGTAGATTGTATATGAACGGAACACTTCGTTCTTGGATTCATTTTATTGAACTTAGGTCAGCAAACGGGACACAGAAAGAGCATCAAGAAGTTGCTGTGGCCTGTGCTAAGGCCATTGCTGCAATCTTTCCAATGAGTGAGAGTTTAGTACAAAATGGATAACGATCTTGTTAATGCATTCTGTCAAAATTATGAGGTTCGTGTCCTAAACGATCAAAAGCGTAGGGCACGATATCATCCTCCTAGATTTTTTACAGAACCAGAACGTGCTGACATCATCCGAAATGATGTTGTAGAATACGAAACTGAAAAAGTCATTACTTTAGA